CTTTTTGTTTTAAGATTTTTGATGATTTAGATAGATTTGAAGAAAAGTTTGGTTTTTCCCTAGATTCTCAAAGAGCAATTGGTTATTTGGTTGCAAATCCTTTTGACACTTATTATTGTGCCATTCTAGAACATTATTGTGTTTCCAAAGGCTATTCAACGGTTAATCTGCAGAAGATTAGAAACCGTTGTTTAGATCTTTAATTCCTCCTTTATTTTCTTCTTAGGAGGGTTGTAAGTCTGTTGGTTCAACAGCTTTCCCTTAAAGATTAATTTAATCTTGGTTTGTTTTTAATATGGTGGGCCATAATTTATCCATATATAAAAATTTCTAATAGAATGTCTACAAGAATTAATATTAAAGAAAATGTGTCTAATAGAAGGAGACGTCACAGGATTGTTAATGAAAAAGTGGGTCGTCCCAAAGTTCAAAGAGTGAAAGTTATAAACACTGGTCGTCCTCCTCAAAGAGCGCAATTGGTTGTTGCTCCTGTGAAATCAAAGAAAACTCGACGCCAGCGTGCAAGAACTCGCTCTCTTCGTCGTGGGGATTTTTCGAGCACTTATTCTGCTAAGCAAGATATCAATCATGCTTGGTTTGATTATTTACGTACCCTTGCTCAACCCATGAATTTTCCAAATGTTAGAATTCCAGATAGCTCTATGTTCCCTTGTGCTACTATCCAAGTTCAAACTAGAGGAATTATTAATTCTGGAGGCTTAGGTAAAGGAATGGTTATTTGTTATCCTCAGCTCCATCAGTCAATAAACATTTTTAGTGGTTCTTCCACTGTTTATCCTGGTGGTGATGCTTATCCTACTTTAACCATTGATGGTGTTGCTTATACACCTGACCCTTCTGCCCCTAATCCAACCACTGATGTCCATGATTATACGACATTAGCGGCAACTCTTACCAACTATAGAACCGTTTCTGGTTGTATTCATGTTGAATACATTGGTACTGAGTTAAATAATTCGGGTGAATGTGCTGTAGCTTGCACTCCCCCTACTCCTGATGATGAAGTTCTTTTAACATTTGATGAATTGGCTGATTATAATTATTCAGTCACTACTGCCGCCCGTGATGGTGGATGGCAGGTTTGGTTGCCCCTAGGTATTTATTCTTCTTATGCTGCTAATGTTGATGCAGAGGCTGGTTCTGATATAGTTCCTCCTATTCAATTTGGTTTTCAGGGGCTTCCTTTAAATGCTGATGTTTTTAAGGTTACAATATGTTGGAATATTGAAGCTTATTCAAACAATCAGCTTTTGACCGCAAATGCTCAGGTCGGTAAACCTGATGCATTGAAGCAATCAGTGGCATTAAGTGCAATGTCCAGCCATTATGCTTCCAAAGGACTTGGTGGTCCGGCAAGATCTAGTGAAATAGATTGGAAAGGTATTGTTAATACCGGTATTAATTTACTTGCCGATTATGGTCCTTCAATAGCCACAGCAATTGGCGCTTTTCTCTAAGCGCGCTGTGCACCCTGTCTCTCTATAGGCTTACGATATACCCTTATCCATGTTTATAGTGGGGTTACGCCAGTTTCTCTAGACAGGTTAATAAAAAAG